TGGAACTCGATCCTGTGCCCCTCTTAGCACCCCATATCCAGCCGTTCTAGCTAGACGGCTCACAGCCTCTTTTACTTCATCTGCTGAGTTCTCCTTCAAGTGACGATATAGGCGTTCTAACTCTCTCTTATCGACTTTAGCCATTAGATTTCATCTTCCCCACCGGTTACAGCGTCAATTAAGCGAATAACGACCTCATAATGATGCAGGCTTTCCGCGCCATAAACCGGCACTGGCTTTCCTACTTCATAGAGGTCATCTGCAAACTCCGGCTGTTCAATTTTGACTCGCATCCCCGGCTTTAAACCAGCATACAGGGTATGCAAAAGGAAATCCTGTGCACTCGCTTGCCTGCCGGTTAGCTGCTGTATCTGCGCCGGAGAGCCGCCAACACGACAGGGGATATGCCGTGCGATAGGGACCCACTCACGACTTTCTGACTTACCGCCAGTAAAGGCGTCTTCTGCTGCTCCCTGTAAATCATATACCGTCATAGAATGACACAGCAGGCGTTCATAATGACTTAAATCAGCCATAGTTTTTGCTTCACCGCCACTTCTTCCGGTGGTTTCTTACCATACTTACGAAGAATCCCCTCGATTTGGTCATCCAGTTTCACATCCGTATACGATTCTGAATAGGTGCCCTGGGAGACGCTTCGTAGAGTCCGTTCTTCCGCGCCTCCTTTAGCAATCATCGCTGTGGCCAGCTTCAAATCCTCAGGAACCGGGTTGGGCACTACCACCTGACCAGCGACATAAACATTTGCCCGCAGAACAGCCCCGTTAACCTTCGTTTCTGGCCAGGATGCACACTCCGGATAAAACCCGAGAAATTCCTCACTTGTCAGAATCGCCATCGGCATTCACTGGTTCTCTTTCGAGCTTGTATCCGAGCGCTGCATAAATGACCTCAAACGCTTTTCGGGTAACCTGCAACTTCTCTTTTCCCTTCACAATCGAAACGATATCATTGGGCTTCATGCCTCTCTTCTCCTTTCTGGGTATCTATCTTATGATGCTACGTACCCAATAGGTCGCAGCACACCAAAGGCACTCTCTTTTACGACCAAGAACGCCACCTGGAACGTTGCTTTTAAACCAACCATATCCTGCTCAGCAAGAGAGAGTGGCTTACCATCTGCTCCCAGCGTGTTCTGCAGCGTCGCTTCTTTCAGAATTTCATATTCGATATTCTGCAAGATACCGATACGTGACTTTTTGTAGTCACCCGCAATCAAATCTGCTTTTGTTTTATCCCAGGCACCGTTACGGCTGTATTCAATCGGCAAGGAGTATAAAGAGTCCTCCGTTACACCGTCCCGGATGCTGGACAAGTAAAGAGGGTCTCCATTGGAGTTTTTCAGGCCACGCAGCGATGCTTTAAGTCCGAAATGGGCCGTAAACGCGCGCGGTTCCTGGTCACTGGCTTCCACTAACGCCATTACACTGTTTACATCATCGGCAAGGTTTTGACCAGCTACCGAGCCACGAGTAAATTCATTTCCTGCGTTTACTGCTGCAGATAAAATGTTTGTCGCAAACGGAGAGTCCGTTCCCATCAGGGTAGCTGCATCAAGTTTGGTATAGAATGCTTCCGCGATGTGCGGCTTTAACTCTTCAAATACATCGATTTTCGCACGGTTCAGCGCTTCTTTTGTCATTGGGATAATGACCGCCAGCTTTTTAGCCGTAAGCGTCACCTGCGCCCAGGTTGGTTTGCTGGTACTAATACGTTCGCCCTCACCAACCCAGTAAGCGCCCGGACCGTCAAGCAGCACCGGGATTTTCTTTGTGGCCGTTGTCATTGGTTCTAGCTGCGCCAGCTTCATAATGGAAGAGCCGCGGATAACATCTTTAATGATTTCATTCGACGTTTCTTCCGGAATAAGGCCCGTCAATTCGTTACTTAATTGCGCTCCAGTACCATTAAAACGCTGCAGATTCATTTTCATTTTTGATTTATACATAAGCATATATCCTCCTTAAATACGCTGCATTTTGCGCAGGTCTGAAATATTAGGGATGCTTGTTTTTGTATTGCTCGGCGGCTTCTGTTCTGGCGTTTGACCTGTAGGCTTTCCATCCGCCTTCAACCAAGGTTTAGCTGCAACCAAATCACTGACATGCTTATCGATGTTTTTGATTTTTCCGCCATCTGTTACTTCTACTTTCGACAGGTCAGCCAGGCGAATCGCATCGGACAGTTTTTCCGGGTCAATCCCCTGTTTAATGGCTTCCAGAATAAATGCATTCTCCACCCGTAGGGACTGGATTGTGCTGTTTGCTGTTTTTAGTTCCGCATCCCGCTCTGCAAGCTTGGTTTCTGCTGTTTTATTGGCTTCCTCCTTTTGTTTATGGGCCTCGATAATTCCCTTCAAATCTTCTGCTTTCTCAATGCCTAACGACTTCAAATAATCGGTGACAGCGCCCTGCAAAGCTTTGTCATAGTCCTCTTGCGTCTGGAAAGACACTGCAGGTTGCTTATTTTCACTGCCTTGGCCTCCATTGTTTTGACCACCTGCAGCTGCTTCGCCCTTACCACCTCCGTTACTACCAGTTCCGGCACCTCCGTCTCCGCCTTGGCCTCCACTTCCTCCCTCACCCCCTTCGCTGAATCTTTGAATGTTAAACATCCAGAATTTCTTCATCTTTTCTTTCTCCTTCCTTATTCAGTGATTTTTAAAGAAACATGCCGCGGGTACTGCTCAGCGACTGCCTGCAGCCCAAGCAAAGCGGTTTGCATAATAGCAGAAACAGCAGCGCAAACAATGTCTTTGCCATGTTCCGCGTAATTGGAATGCCCTACTGCCTCTATCTTCATTTGACCATCAGCCATTTTCGCTGTGATATGAATCAATTCACTTCCCCCTTTTAAGACAATAAAAAAACACCCGTTTGATTGGGATGCTTGTTATGTGGCTATTCCCTTTTCTTTTGCCCATTCTTCATACGTTCGAGCTTTTGTATATCCGCTCTCTTTTCCAAACTTATACGCACGTTCACGCTCAAGACTTTCTAGCACTTTCGATTTCATCACCGGCCGCCAGTACGAACGACAATTCGGGTGATTTGGGATTCGTTCTCCCTCTTTCCCCGGATTTGCCGGTGTATCATAATCCAACGGGAACTTTTTTCCATCGACTTTGCGACACACCTTAGAGGTTTTGGTATCCAGCGTGGCGCAAAACTCTTTTGCTTCGATAATGTCGCTGTTCGCCTGGTATGCCAGACTTTGTCCCTGAGCTGCAGCTCGGTTCAATTCAGTGCGTGCCAGCCGGACTGCATTGGACCAGCTTTCCGTTGTGCGAATCATGATTTCCTTTGACGTGCGTGTAACGCCCCATCCCTGCACAGAAGCACGGGTAATAACATCCTCAATAGCAGCAGCTAAAAGGTCGGTTCTGAGCCTGATTCGCTTGGAAAAATGCCGCCCTTCCCACTTATGCTCAACCGCCGCTAATATCATCGGGCCGTTTAGCATCGGTACGTTTACCGAAACCCCAAAGTCCTCCTCGATAAAGTAGAGGTGATGATATAAACTTCGCTTGTATTCTTCCCCCCATACAGCCCGTAATTGTGCTTCTTCCTGCGCACCAAGGTCGAACAGAATCTTTTGTATCATCTGCATAATTTGTTCAAGCTGAATGGCACTGTATAAGAAAGAAGGATATTCCTCGTTTGTTTCGGCATGCTTTGCATACAGCATGGCCACTTCCTTAATGATGCTGCTGGTTACACTGCCGAAAAGTTTTTTCAGACGAGTCGCGTATGTAGCAATGCGCTTTTCTAAATCAATCTGATACTGTTCTTCCCGGCTCATGCTGTATCACCCAGTAAGCCATTCTCGTCCTCATCCTCTTCATTATCCACGGCCAGCGGGTCCATTAAGGCCATACGCCTTTGCGCTTCTTCTTCCTGTTCGGCTAGTAACTTCTTACGTGATGCCTGAGGATCGTCAACAAACGGCAGTAATGCCAAACGTTCTTCATGCGATAACTCGCCTATTAACTTCGTGACGATATCGACCATCTCTACAATGTTGACCGGCATGTTCTTGCTGAACTTAATATCAATGTCCTGATAATTCCATTGCTTCCTGTATTTCATATTCAGCATGCCCGTAAGTATCCGCAGTCGATTTCGCAGCCCCTTGCCATACTGCCGCATTTTAATTCCGGCTTTAATATCTGCATGATAAAAGATGAGTTTTAATGCAATGCCAGATGGCGCATTTCCCACCTGATCCGGGCGAAGATGCGGCGTACCGGATTGGTCAAGCAAAGACTCTATTAATCGGTTAATCGTATTTTCCTCATGTTGATCCTGTAAATCCCATGTAATCGGTACGGCTTTACTACCCACAAGAAAATGAGAAGTCCAAAACATCTTTGCGAGATATTGCCGCTTTCTTTCCACGTCGGTAATCAGATTGCCCTCTTCGTCATAGAGAATCAACTCATCCAGATCAAGATCTTCAAACATGATTTTTGGATTTTTAAAATACTCCTGTACATTGACCTTTCCGGTAATGGCTTTGTTAATCGCATCAAACAGGTTCTTTAAATCAGCAAGGTCCCCCATCCCCTCAATCATGCCATCATCCCGCGCTGCCTGATGCTTACGTGGACGATTCACGTAATGCGTCCAGGGAACAACCGGTTTGGGTTTCACCTTTCCATCCTGATCCGTCACGAGCACTGTAATCTTATGAAGATAAGGATTATCCGGGCGGGAAGTATCCAGCACAAGGGATTCCCCTTCCTGCTTTAGATAACTAATTTCATGCTCATCATATACTTCGACACGGAGCTCGTTTCGTTTGGCCGCATCATTCCACACGTGATAATAGCGAATGACCGCAATAAGCTTGGCTTTTACCGTTGTATCATAAACAGCTATGCATTCGTCTGCCGTAAACGGAGTCATACAAATCTGGCCATCTTCATCAAAATAATAGTATTCGAACACTTCACCATCGATGGAACCATTTTCAATGAGTTCGTACGTACTGCTTTCTTCATCATTATCAACGAATATCGCCTGTAGCTTTTCAACAAACTCATCCAGCCCTTCTTTTTCCGCGTTTGGCGCATAGCGAATCGGATTGCTGGCAATATAAGACGTACTAAAATCAATAATTTTCCGTGCGAAGTTCACAACAATGCGGTTATTTGGCTTCCCTCTCTCTTCTGGCTGCTTCAGGATGTCATGCTCGCCGTCTACATACTTCCGCATAACGGAGTAATCCCGCGTTTGATGCTTTCGAATTACATCGAGCACCCATTTCCATGTGTTATTTTCTTTGTTTTCCTGATAAAACTGCTCAATCAGCATCGTTTGCATGGCTTTTCACCCCCTCTATGCAGCAATCTTCCACGGAATCATGTTAAATCGCTTAACCAACAACTGATGGAACGTTTTACTGTTCCATACAAGGTAACGCAGTGCGTCCATTGCGTGATCATCCCCCTCAGGGATTTCCGCTTTGTCCCCTGTCGCGTCTTCCGGGTATCGATAATTCGTTAATTCCTGTATTACCTCTTTCAAATGATCACTGATAAAAATGTTTGGCCGTCCATTATCCGATTTCACCGGAAACAGCGAAGCAACGGCGCGTAGCCCCTCTTTCAAATGCTTCTGCGCGGCCTTGGCAGGCAATCCATTGGTCAGATATGTTTTTATATTGCTTGGGTTCTCAGAGTCACACCAAAAACGAGAAATGCGCCATTTCTTCATCAACTTTTTATCCTGTTCAACCCAGCAATCAGACGAACCAGGAATTAAAATCTCCATTCCCGGTTTATAAATCGCATCGACAATCCAAAGCTCGCCGTTTGCGGTCATGGCACCCACAATGGTCGTGCCAGGATTAGAGAAGCCCCAGTCCTTCCCGGCTTCAATGTGGACGAAATCACCATTTTTAAATTTCTCTTCACATAGCTGACGCGGAACCACATGAATAGAGCGATTAAACTCTTCGAAAACCTGCCCAAAAAACACATCAAACCGGGCATAAATCTCCCGGTCTACGTATCGCTTTGGCATGGTTTCAATCATGCGTTGAATATTCTTCTGTAGCTCCGGCAGCGGATTATCTTTACTCGTCCAGTAAAAATTTTTCCATTCCGGATCGTTGCGGTAATCGCCCGGTTCGCCGCCAGCATCCGTATACTGGCCGTTGAGTACCACATCCTCATAAAACCAGTTCATTCCCTCCGGCGTGGTTGTCCATATCGTCCAGCCACCTTTATCGGCAAGTGCGTATGATAAATATCCGGACCACGTTTCCTCCTTCATCTTACTGGCCTCGTCCAACCAGGCACCGTCCAACCCTTTACCAACCAGTGTTTTGGGATTGTCAGCGGACTTAAACTGAATGAGGATATATCCTTTCAACCATATCCGGTTCTTGGATAGGTCCCAGCTTTCAAGCATTTCTTCCGGAATTACACAGGATAATTCCTCTTGCTGAATTTCGGACATGGAATAAGTCGGTGCCACACACCAGTATTCCAGGCGCGGTTTGGGCTTTTTCATCAGCTTTAGATTCTTCGGCGGCTTGTACGGTAGACCTTTTCCTTTTTCGATATCCTCCAGAATACGGTCGAAGAACTTACGCGCCCCTACATTCGTTTTTCCACCACGGCGGCCACAATTCAGCACAAGGTTCCTGACGTTAGATTCCATAACTTCAATCTGCTTGGCATGCGGCGTCCAGTCAACAAAAGGATTAACTTCCAGAATGATCATCTGTCCACCTCCGCACAACAATCTGTGTAGGCTGCTCATCTTGGTCTGATTTCTTCAAGAGATGGAGTTTTTCTTTTTCTATTGCTAGTCTTTCATTGACAATGCCCCGCTTATAGTCTGCTTCCAGCATCTCATGCTTCTGCTTAATTGCTCTAAGCAGCTTATCAGTGACGCGGGTGAGTGCTTCTTCAATGTTTAAAATATCGTCGATGGCACGGAACTCCGTTTCCTCAATCTCTGTAGTGACCAATTCCTCACGCTGCACCGGAACCACTTTCGTCTGGCCAGTCTTTTCATCGTGCACAGTGACCGCATCCTTCACTTTGCGCAACTCCTGCAGAACACGCCGCTGTTTCTCTGTCAGACCGTTCTCCTTTTGCTTAATACGTTGCATCATCCTGTGCTCGCGCCAGGAGAGCTCGCGAATTTTTAAATCGATTTGCACAAGTGGGTCGGTCGGAATGGCATCGAACCGTTCCTTTTCCTCATCATCTAGCAAATCCAACATTAGAGATTCGTATTCGCCAGTGGTTACCGCATTTTTATTACCTAGCGGTGCACCACCGCCACTGTTTCCTGCAGCCCGTTTGTTCCCCGGTGGAGCGCCACCATTATTCCCTATTGCGTTTTTATTTCCAGGTGGGGCTCCTTTCCTTTTGGAACGTTTCGTATTTTTTAGAACGTTCCGTTTTTCTGATTGGAACGTTCCATTTAATCTTTCTTCCCAGTTATCTTTGTTCTTCCATCCTCGGACCGTTCCATCAGCTACGCCTAAAGCAGCGGCAATATCCTTTAAACTTAACGTTCCGCCACTCTCTTTCCACATTTCAAACGCTTTTCTTCGATTCGGATTTCTTTCTCGTCCCACTACATTTCACCCACCTCCATAATCTGGTTTGAGTTGAGTTTGTTTTTATAAGTTATCTCGCTGCAGCTCCAAATCAATTTCAATCAGCTTCTTTAAATCATCGACCGTTTTGATTTCAATCCGGCCTTCTTGAAAATCTTTCACCCATCGTGCAATGCCAGCATGAATGATTTTTCGATACTTTGACTTCGACTCCACGATGCTTTCCATCGTCTCTATTTCATGCTGCAGCAGTAAATTTTCCTTATCACCAAAACAAGAATATTCGTTTGTATTTTTCATTGAATATACCCCCGAGTTCCATGTAAAATGGAAACAGGATAGCAGCTTTCCCTTCCGTGGCCACGGTGTTCTGCTATCCTTC